TGCCAAAACGCAAGCAGGATCATCGGAACAACGAAAACTAAAAGCGGTAATAAAAGCACCAAAACATCTCGTAGGTCTCTCAGCATGGCAAAGTCCTTTCTTGCTACTCTTCGGTTTGTTTTTCAGGATCGTAAAAACGGGTCCAGTCAAATTCAAGCGCATTGGCAATTTTTTTTGCATTTTCCGGAGAAGGTCGGCGCATACCAGTTTCTATCATGCCGTAATAGGAAGTCCCTATACCTGAGAGTGTTGCGGCTTTCTCTTGTGTCAAGCCTTTGTCAATGCGGATCTCTTTAAGCCAATTTCCCATAAAACTCCTCATTCCAACTTAGTGTGAATAGATAATATCAACGAATTGTTGTTAAGTCAAGAGGTAAATATTCATTATGTTGAATTATTCAATGATATATTGCTATCAACTTATTGTTGTAATATTATTTAGGAGGTAATCACTATGAAGAACTTGCGTACCATTCGAAAAAGTAGGGGACTTAGCCAAGCAAAAATGGCTGAAATTCTTTGTATCTCTCCTCAAGCCTATTCAAATTACGAAACTGGTAAACGGAAACCCAGTTCTGAAACCCTCATAAAGATTGCAAACCTTTATGAAGTTTCAGTAGATTACCTATTAGGTAAGAAACCGCAAACCGAACATGGGGAGACTCGTATCATTCCGCTTCTCGGAGCCGTCCCTGCCGGCACTCCGATTGAAGCCATCGAAGATGTCGAGGAATACATCGACATTTACCCTCGCTTTGTCAAACATGGTGAGCTTTTCGCTCTCCGCGTCCAGGGCGACAGCATGGAACCGGATCTGCGCACTGGGGATATCGCTATCGTGGAAAAACAAGACTACATCGACAACGGCGACATTGCTGTTGTCCGCGTCAATGGGGATGATGACGTCACACTCAAGCGCGTCAAGGTCAACACCAGGGGGCTTATGCTTATCCCCAGCAACCCCGCTTATGACCCGGTCTTCTTCGATTCTGACCAGGTCTCATCCCTTCCCGTCACGATCATTGGAAAGGTTATCGAAATCCGCAGGAGGCTGTAGTGACTGACCCAAATCAATTGGAACCGAAAAAAGGCACTGACCTTCCCAGATTTGTTATTGTTATCATCGCGATTGCTGTTGTTGCTTTGTTAATCTATATGGCAATGGATATCTCAAAAGGGATCGCCAGGAATCGCATCACCCCAACCCCTCTCCCAACGCTTGGTTGGGTTACCCTGAAAGAAACTGAAATGTCCTGGACCGTAAACCACAGCACTGGCATGTATGCCCATGCAGACAATTTTGACGCCGATCAGATCGGTATACTCGAAGTCGGAGATAAGCTCACCCTCCCGGGAACAGCTAAAACCCTCGAGTGTAAAACCATCACTGAACCAGGCATCTTACCTGCCAGGTTGTGTAAATATTATTCCTCTCGCCTGGGTAAATCCGGCTGGGTCATCCAGAAATGGGTTGACTGACAGCAGACCACAATTAGAAGTAGTTTTCAAAGCCTTTAGGAGACCCTGATGTCAAATAAACGAAAGAACTCGATTGTAGTCATCATCATTTTGTTGCTTAGCAGCTTGCTTACGTCATGCGCCTCTCAGTCCCAGGAAGTCGTCATCACTCAGGAGGTGACCAGGCTCGTCGAAGTCACCCGGCAAATTACCGAAATGGTAATTGTTACAGCCACGCCCTTTCCTCCAACCGAAACGCCGGCCTCAACGGCAGTTCAACCAACACCGACGGCCTCAACAGATCCGCAATCCATTGCGAAAAATGTAAACGTGGAGCAGGAACAAAACGGAATTAAGGTCGTACTATCTCGTTTACTCATAGCTGATCCTGATGATGAACTAGTGCTGGATTTTAAAGATGATGAAGCTTTCAAAGGCAAAAGCGTATATATTCAACCCATCATCACCATCACAAACAACACCGACAAAATAATAAATATGTCCTTCGTCGGCGACATTCTGATCATGGCCAACGACGAGCAGGTTTCCTATAATTATTTTGTTAGCTACCTTTACCTGCCTGAATTCTCAAAAGATATTCTCCCCGGCGGATCTGTGAGAGGTCCTGTCTGGGTGGGCTTAAATGAGCACACTTGGAATCAAATAACGAAAGTTACTGTTCGAATTCCGTCTTTCGTATCTAATGACAAGCAGGTGACAGACGATTTCATCTTTACTATCCCGGTGGATGGTTGGGGATTTGAACCCCTCCCAGCCGGATGGTAGAACCAGGGATAGCACAATCAGGAACATCGAAACACCTGAGAAAGACCTAAGCCAACGAGGAAGAACCCAGTACTTTGACATAATGTAGAACATATCAGCCCCTCCCTCTGATAGCGCGTTTACACCTCCGGAAACAGTGCACGGTTCGGCATTTCGCCCAGCCATGCATACACCGACCCCAAAAATCACCTTTATGGTTCGGGTCCGCGAGGTCGACGGTTCAAATCCGTCCGCCCCGACAATATTAGCTTTCAACGAGGGAATTTAGTCTAAATCCTACCGTAGTATGCAACGGATAGACACCACCGTGTGCAAGGCTAAAGACAGAAAGAGGTGCTGATTAAAAAAAAGTCAGCACCTTTTACTTATTCCCAAGTGGTCCTGACATTATTTAATAGAGGAGCCGAAAACATGCAAAACCTAACAATTTCTCAAGTAGTGGAAGGATACAACATCTTTGCGCAAACGCGCCTATCCCCCAACACGATTAGAGATTATTCGACAACTATCACCCGCTTTCAGGAATTTTTGGGGGTTGATATGTTGTTTGACGACATCAAAGTTGATTTGATCGAAAGTTTCTTGTTCTCTCATAGAAACCTATCAAAAAAGACAATCAAAAATTACCATACCGGGCTATCCGCATTATGGTCCTGGGCGCATGAGCGAAAATTCGTTTCTGAAAAGGTACCCCAGCAATACAGGCCTCCGAAACCAGACCAAATAGAAATTGCTCCGTATTCGGAAGCAGATGTAAAAGCACTAATGGCTTATTGCATGACATCCAAACCATACCAACGCTTAGGACAGCGACAAACAAAGCACTCTCTACCCACAGGAACACGTTGGAAAACAACCCTGATGGTTCTTTTGGATACCGGTATTAGAGCTTCAGAATTCTGCAATATGCAAATAAGAGATGTTGACTTGTCCAATAAAAGTATAAAGGTTTTTGGGAAAGGGCGAAAAGAAAGAATTATTCCGGTCTCACCTCGTACTGCACAAGTTTTATGGACCTATCTTTCGTCTCAACGAGACCAAACAGTCAACTCGTCAGTGTTTATAACTGAAGAAGGCTTTCCTATGTCCAGGAACAATTTGCTGAATGGGATAAAGCGTTTGGGCGAAAGAGCCGGAGTGCATGGGGCAAATGTCCATCGCTTTCGACATACCTTTGCCATTACCTTTCTACGCAATGGCGGGGATGTATATACCCTCCAAAGGATCCTCGGACATTCTACCCTGGACATGGTCAAACGATACCTGTCCATCGCCCAGGTCGACATCCAGGCGGCTCACCGCCTCGCAAGTCCGGTGATGAACTGGAGGCTCTAACCCCCCTCACTTAATTTTGCCCTCGCGTACGTAGGATTTCCGCTTTCGTTTTTACTACGCGCTATACAGAGATTGAAGCCCCCCTATCCGGGAGGCTTCATCTTTTTCAGGGCGATCCTGTGTGTCTTGCGATGCGCTGGACTAATTCCACCTGCAAGCCACCAAGCATCGCCCTCCGCCTTACGCTTTGCAAACTGGTTCATTCGCCCCACCTGATATGTCGAGTTGATACGTCCTATCATTTCGTCACACTCCGTAAACAATTTATCCGATGTATGTTTTTCTTTGGGTCTCCGAATTCTTTACTAAACAGTTTGACTGTGCCGTCATAAGGGTCATAGACTTTCAAATCATCTTCAAGCGCATCAGTTACAGCTACCCAGTGCTCCTGCATACCGTAAACACTCGGCTCTCGATCGACATGTACCATCGGGTTCAAGCCCTGTCGAACCAATTCTTTCACACGCTCAAAGTTTGCGCTCGCAAGATAGCCATACCAGTAATGGCGTTCGACTTTTGGATACAGAGTTTGTGGCATTAAGAAGTAAATCCGATGCTGCGTAAAGCCACCAATACGGCGTAGTTCGACATTCAAAAGTCCAGGGTCAGTTTCATAGCCAAGCTTTTTCATCACGCTTGCATAACAGCAAAGCAGACAACCCATCTCTGCGATCGTATAAGCGGAGTTACCGAGCTTTTGCTTACCCCAACGCTCATCATGTTGGTCCCATAGTGTGATACCATCATGAGTTTTGTCTTTTGGTTTGGGTTCAGGCTCTGGTTCGGGGACGGTTACGATAGGCAGGTAGACTTCGTGTGTTTCGTCTTTCTTCAAGCCAAAGTACCGCAACATCTCATCTTCAGTTCCGTTCCAACGATTTTGATCGACATAATATGAGGCGACTCCATGAGCGCCTCCATTGCCACGTTCCCCGGTTTGATGAATTAGCCATGTGTTAACACCTTTTGGCAGGTTAGGCGGTCCCTCGTGTTCTGGCGTATAAAACGGCGATATAAGCCGTGCCCGATAATGAGCAAGCCACCAGTCAACTGTTGGTAAATCTGCAACGGTTAGAAACTGGTCAATCCACGATGCCCGGGAATAGATGATCGGATACCTGCCAGTCTCTTTACGCAACCTTTCGAGGCAGGTAAGGACGGTTTGAGTGATTCGGTATTTGCTGTAACCGTGATCTAATTCCAGGTCGAGCACCAATCGATCATGCTCGCCTGGATTGGTTATCCGCAAGAAGTGGTCCATCTGCCTGTTAGCATCTTCCCCAGGATAAGTGACGTGATAATCCAGCCGGGGAGCGATCAGGTGCGCTTTGGAATAGCTGTACCAGGGGTCAGTGTAACCCCAACTGATGCCGGCTCTTACACCACAAAAAGTGATCTGTGGATTCAGCTTGTCAAAGTCGATCTTCCGTTTACCGTCATCACTAAACTGATATTTACTTACGTCCACGCCATATGGTTGGTTTTGGTTAGTCATTATGCCTCTTATCGGGGCAGAAGAAGGGGTCACCGGAAACGCTGCAAAGGTTTTCGCACCAGCTATGTTCTGGTCGGTGGTTAGGTCGACATAATCGGATGGAGGCACCATTGCCTTCGCTTTCTCCAAAGTCTTGAGATACTGGATTTCTTTTTCCAGTTCTCTGATTTTCTTTGCCATTTCAAGTTCGTACATTAGACTTTCCTCAATTCCACCTTGACCGTTTCGTTGCCTGACTCCTCAAGCGATACGCCCACTCCGGTCACCTTCATTTTGCTGTTTTGTGCCGTAAAAGGATTAATCGCTCCTACTAAATCTCCAAGGTCATAATGTATTCCATACTGCGTTGACGGTGTTTGCAATACCTCAAAACCAAACTCATAAATCTTTAGCCCTTCTGAAAGTCTGGTTTCTCCCCTGCTTATTAATCCGGCTTGCGTGGTTACATCTGTTGCTGCTACGAATGCTTCATAGTTGGAGCTCGCCGACCAGTCAGAGGATTTTACGACCTCAATTTCTCTGTCGTCCTCTTCGCCTTGCCCTCCCACTATAGCAGACGTAACCCTGAGGGAGTTGCGCTCTTTGAAAGTCGGGTTTGCCATGTTTCCACGTTCCAAGGCAAATATTACATCAGATGACTTGTCTGTACCTTGTTGACCGTCATACCACTTAAACTCGTAAGTCGTGGCTCCGGTGCGCACAATATCGAAGTCGCCGCCTCCGTCCTCTGCGAGCTTTTGGAGGGTTTCGAGCAGATTTTGCCATGCACAAAACCAGTCCGTTGACTTGCCTTTTCCGGAGTCTGCCTCAACGGATAATCCTGCAATTACGCCGTCTGTTTCTCTGTCATTTGCTACGGTAGCATTAGCTCCGGCATTATAGCTAACAAGGGTTTTGGCTATGGTCTCAGCTGGCTTGTTCGTGAATGCGGTCCTGTCGGCCATATTAGCTGTATAACCTGAAACACGCCATGAAAGCATGACCATGATCCCATTGGCCATTAGTGATGCGCGAGGTGCTATATCCTGCTGGACCCAGTCAATGTCCTGATAATAACCAGTAAACTCTTTACGCCAGGAATATCCTTTAGGCCGGCGATATATCTCAATAAGCCAGTTTTCCTCAAGGTTGGATAGGATCGGATGATCACCACGGATTTCCATGACCAGGATGCCAGGAGCGTTGACTGTGCGAGTGTACGTCAAGCTAATTGGATCAGTGATAACTGCCTGCAAGACTCCGGCTTTGTTGGATACGTTGATGCGATAGTCAGATATCATATTTTCACAACTTCACAATGTAGATGGCGTATTTATGCGGAGGTAAAGCACTGCTAACACCCGTGTTTGGATCTGTCAGATCATGGTCATGTGGATCGTTTTCGCCCAGCGTGAAGGTGCCAGTATGTTTATGTCCTCGCGCCATTGTTACTGATGGCGTGCCAATGGCTTTTAACCTTGTCGCACTTATTGAACTGTAAGTCACAATTGGTGAAGTTCCATGCGGGTGTTCTCCTCCGCTTTGAACCTCTCCTGCTTCATGATCATGATCGCCATCAAAAGCTATTCCAACGGTTGCCCCGATTGAGTCTCCGCTTTTATACCCCTTTGGGATAAAACCATGCGCGTCTGTCATATCAGCCCAACCATCGGGGATTGTGCCTGAGGTCCATAGTAATACCGTACCAGTTGGAAAGTTCATCAGATTATCCTCATCCAGAATTGAAGCACAATGTAAGGTGGCAAGCTACTTTCACTTGATGTGTTGTCCAAATTGTGCTTATGGGCACCACCAGGAGCCGACACCGCGCCTGTTGCTGTGTGATGGTGTTCTGCGACACCTGCGACTTCACCGGCGGTGGATCTGTTTTGATCACCAACGGTGTTTGTTGTTAGGTCAACAGTATGCGTATGTTCTCCATCAGTTGACGTACCATCGCTATTTGTGTGTTTGTGGGTCTCGCTCCCACCTGTTTCGCTCCCATCGGCTCCACCGGAATATACGAAGTAATCCTGCATGTCGTAAGTGCCATTGTTACCATCGCAAACCGCCCAATCCGTGCTAAGTAAATTGAGTGTGTTTTGCATGACGATTGATCCAATCGGTGCTTCTTGCGGAGTGGCAGACTTAATCCAGCGTAACCTTCGATATGGAGGCAGGTTCGAAGCTGGGTCGGTTTCGTTTAGTGTATGACCGTGTCCGCCTGCTGTAGATTCATTTGAACCGGTTGCAGTGTGGCTGTGGATTGGGGAAAAGTTTGTCTGCGCAAATTTGTACACATTGGTATCCCCACCAGAACTTGATGTGGCAGAAGCAAGGATTACATGGTTGTTATGTCCTGCCACTGGTTCTGCACCAGGGTTTGTGTGAAAGTGGGTCAACTCTCCCCTGGCTGTTACCAAATCCGCCGCAGCATTCCCCATCACAAAATAATCATCGAGGGCTGTTTCAAAACTAAATCCGGCCGGGGCTGATGCACCGCCCCAAAGCAGTAAAGCCCCCGCGGGTATTTCGTAACCAGCTCCAAGCGCGTTGTGTGTTATGTATTTCATTTCTCTAACACCAAGATAGCTTCAAGCTCTCGGGCGTTTGTTCCTGCTGCTGTGATGTCAAAACGAAGTTTGCCTCCTGTGCTGACGACCTTGCTGTTCGTTACACCTCGTGTACCTACATAACTGGTAGTCTGACCTGCTGGGATGGAAGGTTTAGTTGGTAATACGGAAACCCCATCGTACAAAACATCGAGGGTCACAGCTCCACTCGATGATGGGTCTTTTATCGCACAATCTACTCTCTTGATCTGGTAACCATCAAATGGTTCTGGAATCGTCCAGAATAACTTTCCGGTTCCAGTCGTAAGCAAGCTGTCATTAGTAACAACCTTCAGCTGAAAAACAGTTACATCCTTGTTTTTAGCCCAAACACGTTCATCAGTAAGTGTGACAACGCCCCCGGTTGTAACTTTTGCCTGCCATAAAGTGATATCGTAAGTTGTTCCACTGGTTTGTGTGATTGCCGGCGGGCTTGGAGTCGCAGCGTTCGTACCGCTGAGAATCACGATGTCCGCTTTGAAGGTTGCTCCCCAACTACAACGGAGGACGATCCTGTCGATGCGAGTGTTCCCTGCACCAACAGCAGAGGGAATAGTTTTATTGAGCGCCGCGTCCAGATAAAACCAATGACCGTCTACCATTGCGCCGCCTGTATTGATTGTCACGGTATTAGCGCCGGCCACGGTTGCCAGAAGCTCGTTCATATAACCGGGAGCAACCCCTTCAAAACCAGAGCAAGCCGCGATCACCTTGTATGCTTGCGCCAACTGGGATTGCGTATAGCTTAATTGTTGATCTCCAGCTGGGCTGTCTCCTGTCGTTGTCCAAAAACCTGATAATTGAGCCATTCTGTCTCCTTAAATTCCGAGTAACCGGATGTAATACAAAATACTGACCTTCGTTGTAGTTGATGTTGATGTTCCACTCACCTGGAGTTCATTAGCCCCATTTTGTGCGATTGGATGTGGTTGTAAGCTGAAGGTTGATATATCGCTGTCAGCTGTCAGATCGGCGATCTTGTTGTTTCCGGAAGAATCAACCACGGTCTTGAAGCCCGGGCGCAGATCAATTGTGTAAGTGTCCCCATTGACGATAGTCACACCGGTGAAATCGAGTTTGTCGCCGGTTGTAAGGTTTTCGATTACCAGATCGGTAACCGGACCTGAAATAATTATTTGCGGGTAAGTCTTATCAGTGCCTGTGTAGGGGATAATCTTGGTTGTGTCAAAACTCGAGGCTCCAACAAACATCGGTACCGTCATTGGAATGGAAAGACTGTCACTTCCCCCTCCGCTCATTCCAAAATCGTTATAAACCGGTTCAGGATCGTAAAACGTCGGATCAGGACAAAGGACGACAAGTGATGTTTTTTGGGTCACAAAGGAACGATCGGAATCTGAAAATTCCAATCCGTTGAGCAGGTGTCCCTGAATCTCCCTGACCTTACCGGTGGGTAAGGTGATCCTGAGTATGCCTGGTGTGATATCTGGACGCCAAAGACGAATCAACTCCTCGCGTCTTTGGTAATATCCAGCAAGATCCTTACCGTTAAACCCAAGAATGATGGAAATCATGCGCTCCTGGAGACGATACCCTGTGTCGGTGATCCCCTCTTGCAACGGGCTGCTTTCGCTGAAGCGTGTGTAGGCCGGCATTCCCAATCCTGACATCCCGAGCAAATGCATTCCCTGATCCGGATCATTAAGTTTCAGGGTAGTCTGGTTTTGGATCCATTCAGCTTTGTAGTCTTGGATCATTAGGTGCTCCCTAACAGGTTGAGTATCTTCACTTGTTCTATCAGCGACAAAGGGTTCTGGTATCCATAGTTCGCATGCAGGTTATACACGTTGGATGTGGAGGTGGTATTGTTGGTGGTGTTGCTCAATACCTGGAGGATCGTGTCCTGATTGACAATATGCCCACTCTCCTGGGGGATGAACAGTTCCGGCTCTCCCCGCTCACCAACCCAATAAGGGGTACCGCGTGCAACCGGACCACCATCAGCACGGGGCAGCGGGAAGTTGAAATCGGGTATGCTGCCAAAAGTCGATATGTTGTAAGTCACCGGGATGTTTATCGAGGTGATGTCCATTTTCAGCAGGTCAAGGATCTTGCTTCGCGCCGTCTCTGTATCAACGATCACTTCCGGTGTGGCCGGGTTCCCGTTGAGGGTGTCCACAGCGTCACGCCAGGCTTGCATCGCCATATCCGCTGCTTCCCGGCTTACAAATCCCATCTGAACTGCCATGTCGAAATAAGCCTGCATCTCGCCTTCTGTAACCCCATCGATCGCGATTGAGGTGGCAAACATATCCAGGGCCATCTGGTTGGCAGATCGTGTCATCGCTGCCTGGGCGGCTTCGATAAGCTCCTTTTGTTTCTCGAGCTCGTCGTTCACTTCTTTCGCTGACATCGCGACCCCATCCAAAACCCCTCCTGTCTCCTTAAAGGGTTCCAGCTCAGCGATCCGTTCTTGCGCAGCTGTTATGTTCTTGAGCTGTGTTGTGTAATCTGCTGCCAGTTTCGTTATGGCGCTGAAGTTGGCGTTTGCTGAATACACCTTTTCATAAAGCTCTTTTTGTCTCTCCAACTCCATGTTCTGCGTGGCAAGCTCTGTCATGTAAGCTTTATGTTGTTCGGTTTGGCTTTCATAGGCAGAGGGATCTTTCATGATGTCCAGGTATTCCCTCCAGGCGTTTCCACCGTCCTTCAGGGCATACTTTCCTTCTTCGATGTTTTCTTTCACTTTTTGGTTGTTTGCATTAAAGGCATTTGTTGAGGTATCGAGAGCCTCCACCTGCATTTGAAGTTCCAGAACCAATGCCTGGGTGATCTTGGGAGCGTCCCCCTGGATATCAGCCCAAAATGAGGTCGCACGAGAAAGGTCTTTGAACGCGTTCGAATTGACCCCCAGCTGTTCTGCTTGGGCAACCAAAGCTTTGGCTAGCTGCTTTTCAGTCCCCTCATTGAATACATGTTTCCAGTATTCCGCCCAGCCGACCGTTCCATTTGCCAGGTTCACCTTGACAGCGTTCCAGTAGTTTTGTTGTGAGGCACTCATTTGTTCCCACTTACCAGCTGTGTCCAAAATCAACCCCCCGGTCTCTGCCAGTAATCCCGCTGAGCTATCCAATACCTTGTTGAGAAGTGCCTGGGTTTTTTCTGCCTTCGTCAATTCGTTGCCTGCTTTACCGATGGATGCCGCATAGGACTTGTAAGTGTTATCGGCATCGACGATGATCCCCAGGTTGTCCAGGATCATCGGTGATGTACGTCCTATACCGGTCACGATATCGTTAAATGCCTGGGTGGTAGAGAGCCCCATTGCTCTTCCTCTTACAGCGGCGACTTCCATCAGCTGCGCCAGTTGACCGGCATCAGTTCCCACTCCCAGCATCATTGCCCTGGAAGCACTTTGCATGATATCGTAGTCGGACACCATGCCAAGTGAAGCTCCTCTGATGGCTCCAACCACCTCATCCATGTTCATACCCATCGACTTCGCCAGGGCTGACGAAGTCTCTGTCAATCGCATGATTTCCGCCCCTTCTTTCGAGAAGTCGATCACTTTCTTCATCGTGGCAATCGCGGTTCCAATACCAGCCACAATCGGGAGGATTGCTGATTTTGCCGTCTTCCATGCATCGGTAAAATTCTTCGCCGGCTTATCCATGTCCTTGCCGGCTGCTTCGATCTCCGATTTTGCTTTGTCCATTTCCGCTTTCACGGAAGCCATCTTCACCCTGACATTGATGGTTGCTTCACCTAATGACATCGTATCTCTCCTGGCTTTCTGCGAACAATTTCGCGCTCTCTTTGGCGCGCGATTCTGTCTCGGCTTGCGTGCTGAAAAGGCTGCTCAGTTTCGGCAGTTCCTTCATCCGTGAAAATGCTGCGCCATACCATGCGCTTTCAATCCGCGCCTTGCGAGCTTGCTCACGCCTGTCTACTGCTGCCTTAATCGTCATATACGTTTCTTTCATCGTCAGTTGCCAGAACTCCTGGACAGAGATCCCTGTTTCCAGGGCGAGTTCCAAAAAACCGTCCCAGCTGAAGGTCACACCGCTGGTTACTGTTTCTTCTCCCGAGTAAAAAAAAGCACCTCGCCCACTGCCGGCATCACCTGCGTTACAGCAAACGAATAACCCACCAGGTCCAAAACCCGATAAGCATCGTCCGTGCTCACCTGGGTGCTGTAAGGGTCATGCTCCCGTCGGTAAGCCTCCATCCCTGCCTTCAGCAGTACAACCAGGTCAACGATTGGTGGATAAAAACCCTTGCCAAAGACTTCCACCATCATCCAGACAGATTTTCCGGTTTGTGTTTCCACCTCAGCCAGGGCGCGGTTGGTGTACAACAAGCCAACCGTCCCTTCACCACTGTCAAAGGTCACTTCACTGCGCGGTCCAAATTTCGGTTTGTCTTCGCTCATTACGACGCCGTCCATGCTCCACTGATCGTAAGGTTGGCGCTGAAAGTCACCCCACCTTCAATCGGAGCGCTCTTGCTGATCGAAGTGATTAACGCGCTTGCCGAACGAACCTCGTCCCCTTCCTCTTCCTCGGTAACTGTGATCAGTGTGTTTGCGTTGAACGCAGTCACCAATGCCTGGTAAGCTGTGTCACTTGGTGCATATAACGATTCCAGCGACAAAGTTTCTTTCAACCGTCCCACTGATACCCGTGATACGTCCTCATTTTTGCACGACATATCGATCTCGCTTCGTTGAGCGTTCCAGGTGTAATTCCGCTGACAGGCTACCAGTGTCGGGGTCGACGCCACGTTCACCATCAGCATCAAATCAGAACCATTCATGGCCATATTTCACATCCTCTCTTACAGCGCAAACGCGCCGTCAATCGTCAGGCTCGCGCTGAAGGTCACCCCGCCTTCTATTGGGGCGCTCTTGGACATCGAGGTGATATAAGCGCTCCCTTTGCGCTTGGTAACTCCGACCTCCTGTTCTGCGATCTTGATCTTGGTGCCTGCTTCCATTGCGCCCACCAATGCCAGATAAGCGTCGTTGGTTGGTGCATACAGTGATTCCAGGGTGATGGTCTCTTTCAAGCGGCCACCCAATACCCTGCTGACGTCTTCGTTTTTGCAGCTCACATCGATCTCGCTTCGCTGCCCGTTGTAAGTAAACCCCCGTTGGCATGCCACCAACTTATAATTGGGCGTTTCTGTGGCGGACGTGTCCACCAACAACATCAAATCAGATCCATCCATTATCTAATCCTCCGATAAGCTAATTCTCAAAGTAACAATTCGTCCGTAGACTTCCAGACTGTCCGTGCTCATTGGTCCCGAAGCTGAAATGCCGGTTACCACGAATCCGGATACGCTCAAAGCCGTCCGGTTGCGGTGGAACATGCTTCGAATTTCCTCCGCGATTTCCTCGACCTTCAGGTTGTCTCCGTCGTTTTTTGTGTATATTCGCAGATCCCGGTAGACCTCTCTCCCAAAACAGTTTTTCGTGTCGTCAGGTCGGTCTCCTGGGATCGAGCCGGCAATGATGTAAGGCAATGCCGCGTCCTTTGGAGCGGGATCCTGCATGAAAATCGCTGGTTTCTCCACTCCATCTTTGCCCTTGTATATCGCCAGCTTGTTTGTTACCGTCGCGTTGGCCGCAAGCGCGCTATACAGCGGCGTGGTCAAATCAAGTGTTTTTGTCATCATCCAAATAACGCTCCAATCTCGTTTGGCAGGTCCTGAATCAGGGTCGAACGCAGGTAGTTGGCAGCTGGCGCTGTCTCACTTCCGGTTTCGATGTAATATCCGGTTAATGGTTCAGGACCGTCCACACCAACTGATAGCACTACATCGTCCCCTTCTGTTTCAACCTGGTGTACTATTCTCGATGCCACAAAACGCCGGTAGTTTGCATCCCGCTTGTTATCAGGATGGCTTATGGATCTCAGCCGACCCTTGGCACTGTTGCGCATCCGGTAACCGACCATATCCGCGTTTTTTGAAATACGCGTTTTGTATTCTTCGATCAGCTTTTCCGGGGTCCAGCTGTCCCAGTTGATTTCTACGCTCATTTCAACCCTTCCATCTGCACGCAGTCGATCTCCAGGTGCTCATGTGCCAGGCTTGGGTCTCGAACACCCAATACTTCGATTTTCAGATCGCCATAGAGCACCAGGTCGCCGCGTTTTATCTCGCTCCCGTCCAGCTCCCCTGCTTTGGGGTTGTTGTAAGGGACGTAAAGGATGTGTGTCGTTTCCCGGTCTTCCGAGTTTGCGACCACTTTTTCTTTTGCAGTAATCGGGCGCAGCCTTCCCGTGATCACTCCCAGGGAGGCTTCCGTTTCAGGCCAGCCCCCTGCATTGTTGCTTGTCCGCTCAATGCGGTAGACCGAGAACTGCCGGTTCATCAAGCCCAGGAATACGCCATTCATAAGCGCTTGTACCTCAGGGTGTCCAAAAGTTCTTTTTCGCCAATCAAAAGCGTTCTGGCAGCCGAAACACCCCTTGCGGGGTCCGTTCCGCCCACTTCCCGCTCGTAAGTAACAGAGAAATCCCCCAGCGTTTTGCTGGCAATCCCTGGTACACCGTTGCTCTCTGCTGACCTTTTCCCAGCCTGGTAAACCCGCGACGCCATTCGCATGCAAACCACCCGCACAAC